CGTCGGAGGGGTTGTTCATAGACCAACATCCCACACGTTTGGGTATGTTCTTACCATTATATAAGTCTGTTATTTCGGATTTGGATAGTACCCTATTGAATAGTTTTACATTATCCATATCCCCACTGTAATAATTCCCTAGTCCGGGGTAATGTCTACCCAGTACGAATTGATTGTTTGTTTTTAGGGTTCCCAAGCTATTTGCCATGGTTCCGAATAGTACTCCATCTTTGTAGATTTTGAAGTTGTCGGGGGTTGCAACTAATACCATATGTATCCAGTCTGTTGTATCTAGGAAGTTTACGAATGCTACGGCGGCAGTGTTTACGCCATCACCGAAATTAATCTCTATTCTTTCCGCGGGGTTGATAGTTATATTGAATCTGTCTAGGGCATCCCATGCACCCATAGCTAGGATATATGTATTATTCTGCAGTAAGTCGCCGGAGCGTAGCCATATTTCTATGGATATGTTGTCGGTTATGCTCAAGCTTTCATTTGTCCCGCAGTTCATGAATGCGGTTGCACCATTGAAATGTAGAGCCTTTTCGCTACACTTAGAAATATTTACGGTAACGTCACCGACACCCATGAGAATCACTTCCTCGTATTGGAAATAAGACATACGGCTTTTGGGTTGGTTAGTTGTGTGACCCCTAGTTCGAATGCCCGGATGGTGTATTTTATGCCTGCATCGTAGATTGTGATTACGGTTAGCGGGGTTACTGCCTTCCATGTGCCGCATATTTTAGATTTAAGCATTAGTGCATAATCTGCAGGTATACTGCCGGATTCTATGATTTGAACGCCGAAAGAAAAACCACCAAGTGAGCCGTTACGTGTTACGGAATCCTTGAAAAACTGACCTGCATTGCGGACATTTGCATTTCCCATTATGTTGGCTGCATCTGTGGAGTTTATGAAAAGGAGGGTTTTTCCGGTGCGGTAGTTTTTGTTTTTGAGTGCTGCACTTGCGTTTAGTATGTTTTGGATAGGGTCTCTGTTTGCGATTGTTGCGGAATCCCATTCCTCACCTGCAGGAATTGCGACTTCGTTAATATTAACGGGTGTCCAGTTTTCTGATAGAACATTAAGTATTTCGTCATCTACTGACTTGGTGACTGCCTCTGCAACTCTTGTAAATGTGCGTGAGATGATATCGAAAGAATCTGTTTTTGCATCCTCATAGGTTACATAGCCTTCAAGACCGTATTTCTTGATGTATGCTGATTTTTGTTCCCATGTGGGTTCGGCTGCGGGAAATGGAGATAAGCGGGGGATGCCCTTTATTGCGGCGGTTGTCCCTGCTGAAAGTGTGGTGTTTGTTTCCTGCATATATGATTCTTTCCATGCGGTTGAATTGTTTGACATGACTGCCTGTTTTGCGGTGTATGTAGCCATAGCGATGCCTTTAACCATACGCTCGACATTCTCTGCTCTTAGTGATTTTTGTCCGTCTGATTCTTCCGCCATTTTTTACACCTTAATTATTTTCTAATTTTTACTGCCACCGTTTCTGATGCGGTTGTGGTTTCCAAAACAAGCCCTACCTGTTCGCGTGTTGCGAAAGCCCCGGCTTCGTCTGCGGTAGCGACGAGGTTTGCCCCGTTGAGTTTGCAGATGTCACCCAAGGTCATTCCTGCCCCTGAATCCTTGATATCTGCAATGCAGTGAGTATAAACTGACATATGTATCTGTCCATCGTTTGCGACTTTGTCGTGTGTGAGGATTCCCTTAAATATTTGACCGTCTGCGGATGATGCGGAACATACATTCCCGTCACCGGAAAGATACATGAGAGTGCCTTTTGTGATTGCGGTACCGTCTGCGACTACGATATCGTTTGGGTCGCCGTCCTTCCCAAGAAGGGTGATTATTACTGCTTCGTCTGCCATGTTGATATTTTAGGTTGTTGTAGTATATATATGTTTCGTCAATTGTCGATGTTTCGCATTATCAATCTTTCCCGAAGTTCTCCCCACAGCAGGGAGATCATGAGGGAAAGGCAAAAGTGTCACTATTTTGTCACTAGAAAAAGTTTCTGCAGGATCACCCAGGGCGAGGATCCTGTGAGTTCACACCCACTCCTCGCCAGTGTGCGGTTTTTTTTGAAAAATTAATAAAAAAAGTACAAAAGTGAAATAAAAATAAAATGTGTCACTGTCAATTCACTGACCCCCCGACACCGAGCAACTATATTATTTTGTCGAGTCCGTCTATGCAGTCCCCGAATTTACCCATAAGAAAATCTTTCTGTGTCTCGTCTTCGGTTTTCTGCTTCTGCCCGCCGGTGGCTTTGCCCTCTGCAGTTATCTTATCATTGAGTGCTTCCATTCTTTTGAGCTTGTCATCCATGTCTTTGTCCCTCTTGTCGAGTTCGGTAATCCTTTTCTCATAGGCTGCCTGAGATTGTGCTGCATCTCCGTGCTGGTCTGCGTTTCCGTTGTCGCCCACATTTCCTGCGTTTTGTGCATTATCTCCGTTGCTGTTGTTTGTGCTGTCGTTTGTGTTAGTCTGTCCATTACCATTTTGACCATCTCCGCTGTTGTTGTCTTCGTCACTCACTGTGTCCACTCTCCTTTAGTTTATTTTCTTTGGCTTTGGATGTTCGCCCCATCCAGTAGCCAAGAATGATTATGATGTATGTGCTTATTTTCGTGTCTATGCTGCACAGTTCCGCGATTATGAATCCGGCAATCAGAAGAATACTAATTATGAGCATTGCGGTCTTGCATCTGCTGGTATTGTAGGCTTCCCAGAATGTATCTATTTTGTTGGGGTTGTTGTGTTTGATTTTGTGCATGTTTGGGTCTTTCTTGAAGCATTCCGCAACCTGCTCATGGAATATTTCATCTGCCGTTTTGAATTCGGGATTATTTCTTTGCATCGTGCTTCATCTGGAAATTTTCTGGGTTTCTCTCTTTTCGTACATCGGTTTGCATTGCTGGCTCAAGTGATGCGGGAAATTCAAGTTCTATATTCATGTCTATTTGTGCTTCGATTTGTTCTTCTATAAATCTCTGATGCCCTTCCACCATCTGCTGGAATGCAAGATATAGAATTTTGCTTGATGCCTCTGTTGTTCCCTGTCCATGTCCTAGAATTACTTCAGGTACTCCGTTGGCGATTATAAACCGCCTCTGTAGCTGCTGGAGCCATGGGATAGGGTCTAGTGTGGAGAATTGCGGCACACTCATGCGTTCCATTTTTTCCAGTGTCCCTTTAGGGACCACCATGTTTTCGCCGTATTCGATAGCCCTGTCTACTTTGGCTTTGTAAGCGGCGATTTCTTTTGGGTCGTCTGTGTCTACCACAGAAATCACAAGGGGCTTAACGTACCTGTGGAAAACTATTCGCATGTCTGCGTATGCTTCCTGTGATGAGAGTATTGTGTCTTCTATTGATTCTATGGTACTGGTTCCGTGTATGTCCTCATTCATCATATCCCATGAGAGATGAAATATTTCTTCTGGTTTGAATTTATAGTCTATCTGTCCATCTACCCAATGCTCATACCTTGTTATGATGCCTTTCCTGTTTGCCCTTATTTTTACTGTGTCAGGTGACATTGGGAGTATATTCAGGAGTTTTCCGCTATGTTCTGATGTGGCAATTTGTGCCATAAAGTCTCCGCCGATTGTGTAGGTCTGGACTGCATTTCGGAGTATTGAGTTGAATGTGCTTTTTCCGGAACCTCTGATTTTCTTTAGAATTTCCTTAGTTGCGGTGTCTGTCTTGTAGCCTTTGCCGATAGTCCAGTTTGCCTTTGCATCTATAATCGCTTTCAGGTCTGGCACTGCATTGTAGTATCCTAGCCATGTCCTATAATAGGGGCTTTGCCATTCTGGATATTTCTGGGCTTCTGATGTTGCTACATCAATAGTTATGTTTGATACTGTATTTGTCATATCCGTTATTTCTGTAGAGTCTATTCGTGTTCTTGCCATGTGACCACTTAATTCTTATATTTTATCTGCATACCATAAATCATATCATCGGTGTCAAGCGAACTGGTGGCGATGAAATAATGATATCTTGCGTTGTCCACGATTTGGTGGGTTGTCGGCACCATTGCAGTACTTATATTTGTTCCTGCACCCCCGCCAACTATGTAATGGTCTGATGTGTAGTCTAGAGGTATCTTCATGAGTGCAAATGTTTCTAATTTTGCGGCATTGTTCCCAAAAACGTTAATCTCTGTGATTGTGGCACCTTCTGGTAGCTGGATGGGACAAACGAAATATATCCCGTCTGCTGATGCCTTAATCCATCCTTCATCTGCATCTATGTGAGTATCGTTGATGTCTGTATCTATTGCCTTGAATGCTGCCCCTGATAGAGATAATACTCCGTTTCTTACCATTACTGTGTTCTCTATGGTGTTCGTTCCCCCGAATATCATATCATCTTCTAATTCATCCTTTATTGTCATGGTTCGCACCTAAGCGTTATTTATAAATGTAATTACTTTCTGGTCTTTCAATACCCGGAGGCAATGTTTCATTCTTAGCCAACACATTTGAATCTTGTTTTCTGCGTCTACTCTGCTTGGGTATCCTGTGAAGTCGTACATGATTGCATATATAGCTGCCAGATTTGAAGCAGCTTCTTTGAGTACGAATTTAACATCATCGTTGAGTGCAGCGTAGGTGTCTGTAAAGTTATGGCGGCACATGCAGTTAATATATGATTCTGCTTGGGTTATGTATTCGTTAGTGTATGCCTCCGCAGATGATATTACTGATACTCCTGCACCTGCTTTTTTTAACACATCAGCGTTTACACAAAATGTCCCTGCTTCTGCCATAAGTCTCACATTTTCCTCTGTTTTCTTGCCCTATTTTTCCAGTTCTTTTTTTCGGCTAGGTAAATTCTTATTGAGCCCACCTTACAGTGTATTGCTATGTTCCAGCCCCAGCCCTTTGTTTTTTCTGCTCTTAGATACATGCTCAATCGCCTCATGTAGGTAAATTCTTATTGAGCCCACCTTACAGTGTATTGCTATGTTCCAGCCCCAGCCCTTTGTTTTTTCTGCTCTTAGATACATGCTCAATCGCCTCATGCAGATTATTGTGCTCTGTCCTTATTATATTTTCGGGTGTGCCTGTGATTGTGCGCCATGTTAGTTTCATTATAGAGGAAGGAGGATTCGAACCCCCGCCGACGGTTCCAAAGACCGCCACGCTTACCACTACACCACTCCTCTACTCATTCACAAAACAACCTCAAGCCTTTACACTTCACCGCCCAACATGCCCGGACGAATGCTTCTGTCAAGTGGCTGTTTTTTCCGTAGATTTGCATGGTTTTGTTTGTCTGGTTGTATTCAAAGCGGATGTTTTTTAGTGAGTTTAGCAATGCCATGTTGTTGATAATGTCCAGTTCTCCGCATTCCATCATCTTAAGGGCGTTTGAATATAGGTCTAGTTTGAATATTCGCCCTGGGCGATCATCAAACATCTCGCTTTTTGTTGCGTTCTCTAATCCGACAATT